CAAGATTATAAGCAATATAACTGATACCTTCGAAGATCTAGATACAGTTAATTGGAGTACTTTGGCCGAAATTGCTCGTAGGGGCGATGAATAAAACAATCTTAGGAATATATGTCCAAGCAATACACTCCTAGAGAGGTAGCCATAAAAATTCTTGAGAAAGCTGAGGAACTGGCTAAGTCTGCAATAGGCGGTTTGAAGCAAACTCAGGTGGCACCGGTTCCTGGGGTGATTAGTCCGACTAACAACAATTCGGCTAGTCCTATGAAAGTAGGCTCTCAAGCGGTTGTAAAGACAGCTAAACCTAAGAAATTGGGTGGAGCGATGGACAAACCAAGCGTGTTTTTTAAGAGTGAAAAACCCATTAAGAAGTCAAGTATTGAGAACTTAAGGGTTTTTTTAGAGAATCAAAGAAAGAAATAATTTAATCCCAATCTTACACCATATGGAGATCCACTATGTCAGATAAAAAATTTACTCCACAAGAGGCGGCTGTTTTAGTTCTTAAAAAAGCCGAAGAACTCTATAAATCCTCTAGTCTCGCTAAAGGGGATTGGGCTAAAATTCATTCTAAATTGAAACGTGAAGGCTATTCTGAAGAGAGTGCCGACAAGATCGATGGCGCTATTAAAGCCAAAATGAATAAGTCTGATGCGGAAGGCAACAATCCTGACGCTCAAGCTGATGCTAAACTTGGTGAACAAGTTGAACAAGACGTTAAGCAACACGAAGAAAGCAATTCAGATCCAGCTCACACAGAGCCCCAAATGAAGGGTCATATTAAATTGGCTAAGTTCGTCGGACGTATGGAGCACAAAAAGGGACAAAAGTCTAAAGAGATGGATAAGTCTGAGCATCAACCGCATCCAGGGGCAACATCTCTTGTCCCATCTTACGGGGCGGCAAAACAAGCAACATCTGAAACTCATCTTCAATCTCCCAAAGGAAATGAAGAAAGAACTCAGACTAATAAAAAAATGATGGAAACAAATTTTCCTAAAAAGAAATAAGTCTATGGCTAAGGAAAAGAAAAATCAAGAATTTAAATCAGACGACATGAGCTTAGAAGAAGCTCGTCAATGGAGAGCTTCGCTTTATAAGCCAACTCCAAAAGTTTTAAATGAAGATCAAAAAAGAGAAGCTTTCCGCATTTACTGGGCTGCAAATAAGTCTAAGTATGAAAAAGCTAGATCTATTGAAAAAGCGCTTTGGCTACATTTAAAAGCAATCAATATGGATTCGCCAGAAAGTTTTGCTAATGGATTAGCGAATTTTGGCCTTAAAAAGATTAAGTAATAGGAGATATTAAAGATGTCACAAAGAATTGTTACTCCGTGGTTAAACACAAACGTTCCAGGCGCTTACACCAATACTACGGTGATTTCAAACGCCTCTGGATTGGCTACTTCAGGCGTTGTCCTCATCATGGGTGAGGCTGCTGGCGGACCTGACTATACAAAAGTTACTCTAGCGAATAACTTTTTTGGTCCTTCTGCGTTAAACACTGTTCGCAGTATTTATACCTCTGGTCCAATCGTCGATGCTTTCGCTGCCTTAGCTGCTTCAAGCAATGACCCAGATATCACTGGTGCTCCTTCTTCAATCTACATTGTTAAGACCAACAAAGGTGCTCAAGCTTCTTCTGTGATCAAGACTCATTCAGCTTCTGTTTACGGAACCTTGCAAGCTTTAAATTACGGTGTTGGTGGAAACCAATACAGCTACACGATTACTTCACTTCAAGCTGAAGTTGCTCCAATGGTTGATGGAAATACCATCACTTCATACAGTGGTCTTTCTGGTGCTGCATTTACAGTTCGAGTTAACGGTGGTCCAGCTGTAGTTATTACTCCAGGTGGAAGTATCACTAACGTGGCTACTCTCGTTACTTCTTTGAACACAGCTTTCACTGGTGCTTCAGTAAGTTTAGTTGCTGCTCCTGGAACTGCTTCAAATACTATTTCAATCAGCATGCCAGCTGACGCTTCTGCTTACGCCGCAGGATCTGGAAAATCATTCGAGTTAATCGATTCTACCCCAGGTGACTTAGCTGCTCTCGGTCTTTCTGCAGGTACTACTTTTTCTTCTGAAGAGCCTTCAGTTGAAGTTAAAATCGTTAACTCTAGTGCAAACGTTAATCAGACCTTCAATATTTCTCCAGTAATCGCTCTTTCAATGGGTTACGAAGGAACAAGCGGAACTGTTACTGTAAGCTCTACTATGCTTACTACCACTGTAGTAGGTGGAACTGGATCAAATCTTTCTATTGAATTGAGCCAATTCACTACTATCGGTCAATTAGCAGCTTTCATCAATTCTCAGCCTGGTTATTCTGCTAGCGCAAACGCTGCAGTAAATTCAACGCCTCCATCTGCTCTTGATGAAGTTACCGCTGTTGGAATTGCTTCTTCTTCAGGCGCTCAACCAGGACGTATTAAGAACTCTGTTGCTGCTTTCGAGGCCGCTCTTGCTACCTCTACCTCAGTAAGTTTCAGTAACACTGCAGTTCAAGGTCTTCCTGATCCAGCTGCTCTCACGTACCTTGCTGGCGGATTACTTGGACCTACTCTCGCTGCTGATATCGTAAACGCAATTGCTCAATTCGCAGGAATTCAAGTGAACATCATCGTTCCATTGTTTTCTCAAGATGCAAGTGCAGACATCGCTGCTGGTAACACTGATCCAGCGTCCACTTATACTATCGATGCGGTAAATGAGTTGTTGAAATCTCACTGTATTCAGTACTCAACCCCTACTCTTAAACGCAATCGTATGGCGATGTTGTCAATCAATGATACTTACGCAAACTGTAAAGTTCAAGCTCAAGAGCTTGCTAACTATCGTTGTACATTGGCTTGCCAACAAGTTACTCAAATTAACTCTGCTGGTGTTAGTACCTTGTTCTTACCTTGGTATGCTGCTTGTTTAGCTGCTGGTATGCAAACTGCCGGTTTCTATAAATCAATTTGTAACCATTTGACCAACGCAATTTCTTTCCAAGATCCTGCTGGTTATAATTCTGGCGATCCAGATGATGTTTCTGATGCTTTGACTGCAGGACTTCAAGTTCTTGCTCAAAACACTTCAGGTATCCTTTGGGTATCAGATCAAACCACTTACGGATTGGATAGCAACTTTGTATACAATTCAATTCAAGCAGTTTATCTCTCTGATATTCTGTCTCTTGACTTAGCACAAAGTTTCCAAACCGCAATCGTTGGTAAATCTGTAGCAGATGTTTCTGCGGCTTCAGCTTTAAGCTTCTTACAACAACGTTTTGACTATTACAAAAAACTCAAAATGACTAGTAGCTCAAGCGATGCACCACTTGGATATAAGAACGCAAGCATCCAAATTCAAGCTCCATATATGACCGTGAACGTGGAAGCAAAACTTACAACCAGCATTTACTTCGTAGCAATCAATCTTGCTCTTAGTGCAGTGCAACAATCTGCGTAATTTTTAAGGAGAATAGTATATGGCAATTATTGACGATTCTGGAAGAGGCGGGATTTCCGCTGCAGCATCAAAAGTTATTACCGGTGGTCGATCAGTTGTATCAATTGACAACGGATCAGGTCCACAAGTAATTGGTATTTTTGACTCTTGTCAAATTAGTGAAAGTATTTCTTCTGAAGATATCCATCTTCTTGGTCGATATTCACCAGACGAGATTACATTGGTAAGTTACAATGCCGTTAACGTGGCTTGTACCGGTTTCAGGGTTTATGGTTATGGAGTGAAAGCTCTTGGTCAATTTCCTACATTAAATCAGTTATTGGGTTTGGGCCCTTGCACCATAACTATAGCTGATAGGGAAAATCCGTCTGGGGCTGCTATGGCGACGATCATTGGATGTCTTCCAGATACTAACTCAAACAATTTTCAATCTCGTGCCACGAGCAAAATCAATATAACTTACAAGGGGATAGCAGTAACTGATGAGTCTGCGCCTAATGATTCTGAGGCCGGAGCGGTCTCTCTTCCTTAATATTAGAAAAAATAATAATGTATCACTTTATGCCCTGTATACTTAACTGTATATGGGGCTTTTTATTTTCC